ATTATATTTTGAACGATAGTGTAAACTATCTGAATCAGTAGCGTTATATCTGTCATTAGGGTCAATCTGAGTACACTTTCTTAGAATAGACGTACTGTCATGCTCTCTCATAACAGTAAGTACTTGACCTGTTTTCACAACCGAATCAACAGCATTTGTTGTTTTAGTAAACTTAGGTATCTCACGAGGATTTAAAAATATAATTCTATTTACAACTTCTCTTAATCCATCTACTAAAAAACCACTTAATTCAGTAGTGGTTGGAGAAGTTCCTATACTTAAACCTGTTAAACCTTCTATGTGTTCTTGAAATGTTGCCATTTATTCCTTTTTTAATGTCCCAAGAGCCCTTGTTTAGGGAGGGGAAGCTCACCTAGCCAAGAGCTCCTAAGACTATTTATTACTATTTATTTATCTACACAGTAAATCCAGCACTTGCGTGTTGACATTGTCCAGAAACATACCAATTGGTACCATCACTTACAAAATGTAACCAATCTCCAGCAGTGCCACTAGTGCCAATATTGACAGTAGTAACATTTGCTACATTAGTTGAATCATTATCGTCTGTGAAAACACCTTGTATAACACCACTTTCTGCATTTATAGTACTTGCAGCAGTAGCATCTGTTACTATGAACTTATAAGAAACACCTGCTGTAGCAGCTGGTAAATTTATAGTTCTAGCAACAGTACAATAAACAAGATATGTCTTTCCGCTATCACCTATTTCTAGATTATGAGTAGAGGCTGAAGAATCATTCATATTAAAAATGTATTCTCCGTCCTGATAGTTAGCTCTTCCTGCTAGCTTAGTTCCGTTTCCGTCAGCCATTATCTACCTCCTATCTTGCAACAATCAAAGCACATTGCCCTGGATCGTTTGCAGATGTTGAATGTACAGGTATATTAACAAGCCAAGCAACACTACTAACAGCTTCAAGCTCTATTACTTCACCTGCGCAACCACCTATAGTAGCTGTAGCTGCTACAAACTTCATAGCATCATAACTTGCAGGAGCAGCAATAGATACTGCATATGTTAATTGCTGAGACTGCCCAACCTGTTCATCAGTATCAACACAATATAAAGGTATTGTACCAAAGAAACAATCAGCTGCACTATCTGTTAATATATTACATCCAGAAGTAGATTCAATTCCAAGAATAATCTTGAATTTTAATCCAGCTGCTGCAGGAGGAAGCGTTATAGCTTTATCTGCAATATTATGTAATATAGTTGAACCAGAATCGTCTGCATGTAATGTAAGATCTCCAGTGTTAACTATAACGTTAGACTTACCTCTTCCATAAACATCTAGATCATCACCAGCTTTATTTTGTCCATATAATGGAATTCCCATAATAAACCTCCTAAGTCCAGATAGCGTGGCATTCAGGCATTGACCATTCCATACCAGCTTCTGTTAAGATTAAGTCTACTCGTCTGTCGACCCCAGAGTTCTCTAGTGTTTGCACACCAACGTAGATTGAAGTATCTCTATCTACACCATTACCAACCAATGGTCGATAAGTAGCATATTTCATATTAATACCCAACATTTTTACATTTGTTCCATCTAAGTGAATATTACGAGCAACATTCATATCTCCATAAGGAGTTGTAAATGTAGTAATACTGACACCTTTAATGTTTTTCTTGCCTGTCATAGCAAAGTCAGCTCTAAAGTTAGAAGATATTTCAAGATTATTCTTGAAGTAACCACCTAATTTATGCATCCAATTGTACACAGCTGTATTTACAAAATAAAGCGTAGCACTACTATTATTATATCTTGGATCAAGATAACTAGACATATCATCTAAGAAATCATCAGCTGTTTTAGTAGCTGTACTTAAACTAAATGCGTTACCATAATTTGTGATATAATCAACAGCGCCTTGAGTATACTGAGTATCACCAACAGTTCCTTGAGAACCGAAAAGTAAAGATTGCTCAATATCCCATTTATGCTCAACTAACTTTTGTTTCCATACACGAGCCCATTCATTAGGTTCAAATTTTAAAACAGTAGCTCTGGCAGTATTTGTCATTGCCATAGATGTTTTCCAAATTTGAGTTAACCCAATGTTTGTTGAGTAAGGCTGATCTTTCCATGTTTCAGGATAGCCAGTACCTTCAGCATGAGCTGAACCAACAACATAAGCTCTTGCAGGTTCTAGTGTATCATGTACTGTTGAAGCTGTAACAGATTCCGCATCATGCCAATCATCTACTTTTGCAAGATAATCTGATGATGTTGAATTTGCTGCTTTAACTACATTACATTTTAAGTATACACCGTCTACTGTAGAAACAGAATTATAAGAACTGCTACCTGTTTGATCAGTGACTGTAGTAACTTTTACTATAGCGTAATCAGTTGCATCACCTTGAGTTGCTGAAGATAAGTTTATCTTAACCAGTTGATCTGGCATAAAGAATTTAGGCATTGTATCTGCCCCACCTATCTTTATCTCATCTGTTGTGTTGTTATATACATTTTGTATATTACCTTGATTTTTATAATCAGTTGCCATTAAGAACCAGATGTCGTTGCCTGTTGATTCTAGCTTTGCTGCTAAATCACCATCAAGTTGTCCATCAGTTGCATAAGTAGCGCCATCATGAGAAACTGCAATTGGATAAGCATAACGCTTATGCCAAGAGTCTCTCTTTTCAGCCCACTTAAACTGAGGGTCATCTACATTCTTTTTGGAAACTTTTGATAAAAACCTAAAAAACGGGTCTTGTGCTATCGATAATTCCGACACTCGTTGACCGAAGTTATACTTCCTACGCAGATCACCAGTAGCTAAATCAGTACTGGTACCTGGGCCACGTCCGTCGAAATCAGCGACAGTCAAATCCGTATTTGGCGTTATCGCCGAGAAATAATCTGACATTGATTTCTCCTTCCATATTTTAAGTTACATTCGGAAAGAAAAATATATATAAATTTTATCTATCCGAACAAGTCGTCTACACCACCAGTGCTTGCTATTGTATCAAAAATATTATCTTCAACACTTGGCATAGCAGCGCCCTGATTGTTTGAATCACTTGCACTTGTAGGTACGTTTCGGACTGCTTTCATTTGATTTAACATATCCTGTTTAGTTGCATTAGCAACATTTTGATTTGCCTTATCTTTATTTAGAAGGTAATACACATCATCATATGTTAATTTTCTTTCAGCAGCAGCTTGTTTAAAACCTTCGAACTGATCATCAGACATTTTATACTTTGATCTGAAATCTTGTTCTTGTTTTTTAACAGCCATTTGCTGTCTCATCTTTTGAGCATTCTCTTTTTCTTTTCCTAAAATGGAATTTACTCGAGTATTTACAACCTGTTCAACCTGAGCTTCCAACACTTTAGCAGAATCCGAATCTGGATTATCTATTGCCTCTTGTTGGTTAAACTCAAAATCTGTAGGTAGCCCAAGATGTTGTTTAACATTTTTTGAAGGAGTTCCTCCATTTTTTAAGTAGTCTTTAACGTGATTAACAAGTCCACTATCACGTTTCATTGCATCAAGAACTGGAATAAAAGGTTTAAGTTCGCGAAGAGTTTGATTCATCTTAACTGCTTCACGACTTGAATCTTTATACCTTTTCTTATACGGGTTATTATCACTATCCCACGCATTCGTATTGGAGCCATGTGATTCATTTTGTGGGTTACCTTGTTCGGAGCCACGTCTTACATGGGTTGCCTCAGCGGGTTGTTTAATTGGAGCTTCTTCTGGTCGGTCACCCTCGCCAACCATCCCGTTAACACTGTTGTCTAATTGGTCAAAAAAATCACCAGAGTCCATAACAGCCTTCTCGACATTATTTTGAGAAGGTTCTACAGAGTTACCTTGTTCATTTGCCATATTTTCCCCTTTTTTGGTTAATAAAAATTATCATAAAATAATAAATAAAAAACTATTCTGCAACACCTTTATCTTTCATAGCGTCTCTTTTTGCAGCTTCAATAACTTTTTCAAATTCTATTTCTAGCTTATCTTTTCTTTGTTGCTGATGTAAATCAAGAGACTTTTTAGCACGATCAACCTCATCACCTATAACTTTACCAGCAAATTTTGTTTCTGCTTCTGTTTGTAATCTATGTTTATGAAGATCCGTCTTGACACTTTCTTTCTGTTTGTTAATTTCAACACTAGCGTCTTGTATCTTACTCTTTATACCAGCTTGAACTAACTGTCGCTGCAATGTTTCAATAGTTCCGCTCATATCTTTTATTTGTTCTTCCTGTTGTCCTAACTGGCCTTGCATTTGAGCATACAATGATTTTCTTTGAGCTATTTTTTCTTTATTTCTTATATCAGTTTCTGATAATACCGCAATATCATCTACAACTCCAAGTTTCATCAATTCTTTTAATTCATCTAAATATGCCCATCTATTTATAGGTAATGTAGAACCTGATACAATCCTTATATCAAACTTAGCTGCGCCATAATCATTAAACTTACCGACAGCTTCACCTAAATCATTATACATAGGGACATTTATTTCAACTTGTTTTTGTTCCTGCAATGCATTAGGTTGAACAATTCTAAATACTTTGTGAGCTGTATATACAACTTGAGACATCTGTTTAACAAGTAATCCTAACTGCTTTAAACTAGGCTCTATAGAATTGTTTAGCCATTGTTTAACACGCCTTGTACCATACTCGTCCATTGCAAGCATCCCTCTATATGTGTCATGTTGCTGTCCAGTGTCTCCTTGCATTGAAGAATATATACCTGCTAAATATTCAACATCTTGTTTCCCCGCCTGAACTATTTGAAAAAATGCATTATTTAGCGGAGCTGGTTGAACAGGTGTTGGTGGAGTCGCTCCAGGTCTAACAGGTAACAAAGCTCCTGGAGAACTTGAATATTTTTCCCAATAATCTGTATCAATACTTCCTTCTTCATGTAAAAATCTTAGACTACTTCCTAAAGAAGCGTTATGAACTAGTAATTGGTGAGATTTATTTATTTCTCTTTGTTTTCCTATTAATGGAGAAACGGCAGAGATCGGAAAAGGTGTTCCAGTCCATTTAAAATGAAAAGGGACAATAGGATATTCTGTTACTGTATCTGGATAAATTGTTTCAAATAATGTTTTATCTCCAACGCAAACTGTCTGTTTTAATCTAGTCCCATAAAAAGAAACAACCTCAACTATTAAATCTTTAAAATCAACAGATTCAACAATAACTTGATATTCTTTTTCAGTCATTATTGTATTAATAATTTCACTAGCCTCAGCTTGAATTTCACTCATATATTTATTATAAGCTTCCGTTAAGGCATTATCCATTTCTTTTGCCATTTTATCTAATTCTAATTCAGCTCTTTCTGGAAGCATTTGGCCATTTTGAACAGCCATTTCAATTTCTCTTTGTTTTTCAAGCATTTGAACTTCAAGTTCTTTTCTTAATTCCATAATATAAACTTCAGCTTGTTTTTTTAACGCAGCTAAAGCTTGTTTATCTAAAGGCTTTCTGTGAAAAACATTCATATACTTTATCTTTACTTTTTCATAAAGTTCAAAGTATTCTATAAAATCATCATTTTCACCAGTATTTATAACAGCTGTTTCAGATTCATTAATTTCTTTATAGAAAAAGTCTTTTCTTTTGCCAGCTGTATCTTTTTCAGATAAATTATAATAACTGTTATCAAAAGAATTTGCTTTTTTAATTTTAGCAGCATATTCAGGATGTTTTGCTTTTAAATGTTCTTTAGGTAAAATTTTTCGGCAAAGAATAAACGAAGCATCTTTAAACAACATATCTCTAGATTTAGGATCTACAAAGATATCAAAAGGTTCAGGTTGAGTTATAGAAACATCTCCCATACCATGATCTGAATCTTTATTAACAGTAACCATTAAATAGCCAATAGATTTTGTGATAGCATCATTAATAGCATTAGCATACAAAGTAGACCCGTCAGATAAATCCCAAACATAATCTGCCATATCAGAAAAAACCGCAGCAACATCAGAATCAGATCCATCTACACCAATTGCTTGCCACCTAGGTTTGTTAGCAGTAGCATAAAAGTTTAACATTTCTACAACAGGCATAATTCTGTTTATAGTAAACGTAGGCATACCTTGTTCTTCTAAAAGCTTTGTTTCTTCAGAAGTTAATTGATTATCATGGGCAAAATCAAATCCTTTTTGATTTATATATTCCCACTGAGTTCTACTTTGACCATTTACTTGCTCAAAAATCTTTTTAATTTTTGAAGCAGTTTTATCTACCCGTTTCGCCATTTATTTTTTAATTTCTCCCACATTTCTTTATTTTTAGAAGTTTCAAAAGCAGTTTTTTTAATTCCTCTTGAAATATTTTTTACAGTTTCCTGCGTTTTTTTTCTATAAACACTCATTAATAGCCTTCTTCGTTAGCTCTATTTAAACCCGTGCCCATTCTAGGTCTTGTTCTTCTAAAACCACCTCTATTTTCAGTTCCCAAGCCTTGCCCAAATCTCTGAGGCCCTCTAGGCGCTCTGAATGGATTTTGGTTATTTCCTTCTGTAGAAGCACGGCTTGGTCTTCCACCTAATCTTTTATCTGCCCATCTTGGAGGATGTGAGGCAGGTTGTTGTCCACCACCTTGCCCAAACCTTTGTGGTCCTCTTGGTGCAAATCTAGGATTACCCATTCCTCCTTCTGTTGTTCTTGTCCCGTATCCTCCTGTGCCTCTATTTCCAAATCTATTTGCCCCAGCAGGTTGTTGTCCACCACCTTGGCCGAATCTTTGTGGTCCTCTTGGTGCAAATCTAGAATTTCCGCTACTACCAGGTATTGAACTACCTGCTCCACCACCAGGAGGTCTCATTTTTCTTTTACCATAAGCCATCTTAATCTCCTTCGTCTTGTTCTGTATCTTGTTTATTGAGCTTCTCTTTTGCTCCCAAATCTTTTGTTGTAAATATATCTACCATTATGCTGTTACCCAATTTCTTGCTGATGGTCTATGCTTTTTCCATACTCCTTTTTTATTCTGACTTAATCCTTTAGGAGGAAAAGCGTGTTTACAAGCATAGGCTAATGCATCTATTGTATCATCATGTCCCATTCTTGGACCAAATGTAAAAATTTCATGTTGCAAATCATATTGGTCTTTCCTAACAAACATACTTCTTATTGCAAATCTCTGAGCTAACACTTCCTGTATTCTATCTCTCTTACTCATTCTATTGCCTGGCTTTTCGGCACAATATTTAACACTAAAATCATTTCTTCTTCTCATCTCCGCAATAAGCGATTGAAATACTGGTTTAGACATCGCAGTGTCTTCAATGGTAAATAAAGAAGGGTGGTAAATTTTTTGATAATCAAATAAATAATCCACAATACCTTTTTTACCATCACCAGGAATCCCAAGCACAGGTAATGACCTGTTACGAATATAGTCAAGCACATAGCAATTATTGTCACTATCAACAGCGACAATGAGGATAACGCTAAAGTCAGTATCTCTCCTGGCACTATCTGTAGCTGGATCAACCCCCGCAAAGACGTTAACAGGTTTTTCAGTTCCGTCCGCAAGTATGATATAGCTAACTCCAGTATCTTCATCATGCTTAAACCTTCCATCCCAAAATTGTATATGATCTCTAGTAAAAATTGCATCTTCTGCATTTTGAACTTCCATCATATACTCTTGATAAA